CATTTATACATAGCAATTAAACACGTAGGGTCTTGACTATAACCCCAATCTAAACCATAGGCTAATAACTCAGCATCGGTCGGTATATTGTCAATCTTTGACCAGTTGTTAAATACTGTGCCGCTTAGTGAGCCAACTAGACCAAGTCCGTACACACGCCACTTATTCGCCCAGTACTTATTCATAATGTTGTTAGATTCAAATAGTTGTTCAATTGGTAAATCCTTTTTAATAAAGCCCCGTTCTTTGTAATTCAAAATAGACTTAACCTCGCTTTCAGATAAGAACTCGTTATCCTCAAATGTTAGGCGTAAGAAGTTATTTTCGTTTATGTAATCGTCACCCCAAAAATGATTATCTGGGTTGTAATCAATAATGGTTAAATTAGCACGGCTTATAAATTGCGTGGCTGCATCAATGTCTAATTTATCCGCTTCATTGATATAAAGTATGTCACGTCTAAAACCTTTACCAACATCGTTAACGTCTGCTCCAAGGAAATCAATGTAACTGCCATTTGTCCATTCATGCTTGCTTTCTGATTTGTTGAATGAGTCACCAGTCATTATACCCCAGTCTTGACAAATCTTAGTGTAATCCCTCATGACTGTACGCTTCATCTTACTTAACTCACTACTCAAAACAGTTGCCTCCTTTGGCGAAGTGTGAAGTGACTGGATAATTAATTGGATAATTGAAACGGTTTTGGATGCACCCTGACCGCCACAAATAACAAATACATCCTCATTTGGATTATCAATTATTAAGTCCCTTATTTTGTAATAGGCTTTAGTGTATTTATATTTATTTTTTACGGCTTCCAATATCAGGGATAGGCATGGTTACGTTTGCTTTTATTTCGGTTTCGTTATGGTTTTTTAACCCATGCAGACTCGCTGTGATATTTGCGTTGTAAATATTTGTCATACCTCCCTCAATGTGGTCAGCCTTAATTTGCTTCTTAAATGCACGTGAGAGGGGTAAATAATCGCTGTATGACTTATTATCTTCATTGCAATATTCTGATAAGTCGGGTGTTTTTATGTACCCTTTTTGCATGACAAACAACTCAAACCCGTCCCATGATAAAGGTCTTTCCCTTTCTCTGTGAACGCTGTTACCGTCTTTACCAACAAAGTCATGAACTAACTTAGGCTTGCTTTTAACCTCTTTAACATATTCGTTCCATAGCTTTAAATAAAGCTCAGGTGTTTCTATGTATTTCTTTTTCCCCATTGTTTACCTTCTCCTTATAAGTTGATTCAATTAGCTTGGTTAATTCTTCAACTGAAATGTTTTGTGCATCTTCTACTCTTAGAACTTCTAGTTTTAAGCTTTCAATATATTCAGAAACAAAAAAATGATAATAGTCTTTCATTTCAGCTTTAACTTTTTTTGAATAGCTATAAATAATTTCCCCATATTCGAGCATGGGGATTCTGTGTATCAATATAGGTTTATGTTCTGCGCTTTTCATTTTATATTGGTTTGTTGTTTTTTTGGTTTGCAAAATGGACAAACAAGGTAACACGCTAACTTCTTTGTTAATGGGTTGTTGCTATGGTATTCGTTTAATGTACCACATTTGCAAAGCATTCTTATAACGTGTATTTGTTTTGTCTTAATCAATTGTAACTATTATTTTAAAGAAACTAACCAACCGACCCCGTGAATGGGTTTGACCTTTTTTTAATCTCTTTCTTCTTCTTGTACTTGGCGATAGTGGTTTCCTGTGGTCTTTCGGCGGCGGTTTCGGTGTACTTTTTGGCTGCATATCTAAAATATATTAAGGCATCAGTTAAACAACTTGGACATTTAGAATCAATGATGTTACCTTGTTGGTTGCAATAGTTAAGAATAGGAATCATTAATGCGCTGTTGGGTTCTAAAACCATTTGCATCTCGATATACAAGTTAATAGCATCTTTGTATGCTAGGTAGTGGTTGTATTCTATTTTAGTCATTGTTAAAGTATTTTCGTTTAACCTCACTTATAATTACTTTCTTAAAAAGAACCGCCTTATCTTTATTCATGTTTAAAACATTTGTAATCGGTGTTTTATCTTTAATCGCATTAATTACCCTAGCATCTTGCTCCGGCATTTCTCTTATTATTTTATCCAACTTTTCAAAATCAAACAACTCACTTACTTCATCTTCAAACGAATCATTTAAAGAATCAGAAGTGAATAGCTTTAAGTCTCTTTTTAAAGCAGCACGTTCCCGATAATAAAACAATTTGATTGTATTTATTATAAAATCTTTGGCGGTATATCTACTAAGGTAGTTAGCCAATCGATTAGGTTCTAATTCACTTAAGTGTATGTACACATCATTCACCAAGTCGGTAGGGTTTGGGCTATTCATATATTTTGCAAAATAAACGAACTGACGGTAGTTCCGCTCATATTCGAGGTTAATTTGCACTATACACATTTATATTAATGCTTACAAATTTAATTAAAATTTATTTGATATTAAAATTTATTTGTTTGATTTTCAAACACTTAAAATTTATTTTACATTCTTTTTAATTTTGTTTAAAAATTATAGTTATTTTTGCAAACATGGAAATAACAGATGAACAATTTACAGAAGCCTGTGAAATAGTAAGAACCTATTTAGGTTTAAAGAACCCACAGGATAAAGTCGAAGAAGAAAAAAAATTAAAACCGATTGAGTTTATTAAGTTTTTGTCTAGCGATGTTAGTTTGGGTGACGACCCTAGCCCACCACAAACATGGAAACACGTTGATTTAATTGTTAAAGATTATACAACCGACGGTTTGGATATAATGCTTGCTTATGATGATGATAAGTATAAGCATTATGGAGCATTATATCTAGGTCATTACAATGATGGGATTAAAGAATAATTAAAACAAACATAAAATGAATAAAGAACAATGGCACAGTAAGTGGGAGGGTCTAATTGAATATGGTGAACTACCCTACATGATGAAAGAATTAAAGGTAAGTCGTTACACACTTAACAGAATCTTATCCGGCAAGGTTAGGGCTGACATGGTTAAGAAGGTGGATAAGTTACATAAGCATTTAATTAAAATCAAAAGAAAATAAAATGGCAATAAGAGAGAGAAAAGGTTTCCCATTCCCGTTTGAATCTAATTTCGACGTGCATTACGAAATTACGGCGTTCGTTCCCAGTAGTGACGATTATCCCGGTGATGACCGTGATGTGATTATCCATGATATAACATGGCATGGAGTAAGTGTTTATGAGTTGTTAAAGCAGTCAAAACAGTTAGCTAGGTTTGAGCAAGATTTTAGGGATGATTTGGGGATTTAAAAAATAACAATTATGTTTATATTAACAATACATGACCGTAACGGGGTCGAATTAAAAGAAGGTGACTTAGTTAAAATCTCAAACGCTAGGGAGTTTACATTCTACTCTGAGGTTAAGTGGTTAGAGAAAGAGAAAGTATTAGCACCATTTGACACATTTAGTTTTCATTCATTTGAGAAAGTTGATAGCATCCCACTTAATGCTAAGAAATCAACTATCGAATCTTATGATGTTTGGTATGATTTTTCTAATTATACTGAATGTGATGATAAAGCGGATGTTTTTAAAAATTACTTGGCAAGCTGGTGGAGAATTGATATTGCTGTTAAAAACAGAAGTTACCAAATAAAAAAGATGGAAGATTAAAATATAATTATTATATTTGCGAATCGGAGTCACTAACCGATTTAGAAAATACATTCACGTTAAAAACATTAGACCTCTAATGATTCGGTGTAAGGAGTGAATGCCTTACTTGATTAGTAATCAAAGCCGAATCTTTAGGGGTTTTTTAATTTAGAAAAAAATATGAAAAATTGGAAATTAACATCAGAAAAAAAAGTTAACATTAGTGGAGTTACGCTGTTTAGAATCGAATTAACCATTACATGTAAATGGGGAAATGCTGGGGAAAAGGGCGGATGGATTGAAAAAGAAGACAATCTATCCGGAAATGCTTGGGTGTACGGAAATGCTGAGGTGTCCGGAAATGCTAGGGTGTACGGAGATGCTAGGGTGTACGGAAATGCTGAGGTGTACGGAAATGCTGAGGTGTACGGAAATGCTTGGGTGTACGGAAATGCTTGGGTGTCCGGAGATGCTAGGGTGTACGGAGATGCTAGGGTGTACGGAGATGCTTGGAACTCATCTCCTTTACAAATACAAGGCTCTAAACACTTTGTTAACGTGTGCGCTAAGGGTTTTTTACAAATAGGCTGCAAAAGCTTCTCTTTAAGTTATTGGAAGGATAATTTACGTCAGATTGGTATTGATAACTCGTATTCTGAAAATCAAATAAAGGAATACGGATTGTATATTGACTTAGCGATTGAATTAGAAAAAACTTAAATAACATGAAAGATGCATATTATTTCCCTCATTTCTGCAATGCAAGACATGATAGGAAAATTAAGAGGGTTACAAAAGAATTAGGTGTTGAGGGTTACGGTATTTACTTTATGGTTTTAGAAGTGCTTAGGGAGCAAACCGATTTTAAATATCCACTATCTGAAATTGATTTATTGGCTTATGAGTTTGGTACAAGTGAGCAAAAAGTTAGGGTTGTTATTTGCAATCACGGACTGTTTGAAGTTGACGAAAACAATAATTTCTTTAGCTTAAAGCTGGTAGAATTTATGCAACCGTATTTAAAAATGAAAGCCCAAAGAGTCAATGCTGGCAAGGCTTCGGCGGAAAAAAGAAAACAATTAAGCCAGCAACCGTTCAACGACCGTTCAACGACCGTTCAACAAAGTAAAGTAAAAGAAAGTAAAGTAAAAGAAAGTAAAGTAATACCCACTTTTGAGGAATTTAAACAATATGCTATTGAGAATAAACAAAATGTATGTTTGGATTCTTTAAAGTTAAAATATGATAGCTGGGTGGTGAATGATTGGAAAGACGGTAATGATAAAGAAATTAAGAAATGGAGACCAAAACTATTAAACACATTACCTTACATTAAAGAAAAACAATCCCAACAAACAACACTAACACCAACAATTAAACTAGGTAAAGCATGAATAACAATATAACCGAAATCGAAGAGATTGTTTTAGGTGCAATTATACTCGAAGGTAATAACGCCTTAGACGTTGTTAAAAATGATTTAAACTATAAATGCTTCACTCATGAACCGAACAGGCTTATATTCGCCTCCTTAATCGATTTAGATAAAGAAAATAAAAGCATCGACCTTATTACAATAGTTCAGAAGCTAAAAGAAAAGAAACAATTAGATTTAGTTGGAGGTGCTTTTTATATCAGTTCCTTGACTCAAAGGGTTGCAAGTTCAGCTAACATCTACAGCCATGCTAGGTACTTGATTGAGAACTATCTAAAAGTTTCAATTAGCAATAAATTAATGAATGCTTTTCATTCAATATCTGAACCGAATGCCGACCCTTTGGATGTTCAATCCAAGTTAATAACCGAATTACAAGACTTGGTTAACGAAGTTAGTACCTCGAATACATTTGAAACTATTGAAAGTTTAGGGGATAAATACCTGACCGACCTCAGCGACTTAATGGACGGCAAAGGTGAGGTGGCTATTAGCACCGGTTTTACTGAAATGGATAAGTACGGGATGTATGGTAAGTCTGATTTTATTTTAATTGCAGGTCGTCCGGGTATGGGTAAGACTGCTTACATCATTAGTTCTATTCGTAACATTTGTTTTAGGGATGGAATCAAAACGGGAATGTTTAGTTTAGAAATGAGTTCAATGCAGATACTTAACAGGATTGTTAGCAGCGAAAACCAAATTAACAGCGAGGCATTAAGGAAAGGAACTATTAATCGATTGGAGTTTAGTAATGTTAATGGGACCTTGTTGCGGTTAAAAGATAAACCGTTTTGGATTGATTCAACTAGCTCCATTGATATTGATGTGCTATGTGCAAGGGCAAAACAAATGAAACGTAATTTTGGGATTCAAATTTTGTTTGTTGATTACATTGGCTTGATTAACACGGGTAAGTATGGTAATGACAAAACAAACCAAACAGGCTACATAAGCAACCGATTAAAGGGATTAGCAAAGGATTTGAATATACCGATTATTTGTTTAAGTCAATTAAGTCGAGATATTGAGAAACGACCTATAAACGAACGTTTGCCACGTTTAAGTGATTTAAGGAATAGTGGTGACTTGGAACAGGATGCAGACAGCATCTACTTCTTGTTTCGCCCTATGTATTACGGAGTGAATGAATGGGAGGTTAACGGGCAAAACATTGATGTGACGAATAAGTGTTTTGTTATCAATGCAAAAAATAGACACGTTGGAATAGGTACGGAGTTGTTAGGCTTTGTTGGTCAATATACGGAGTTCTACTCACTAGTTGATGAACAGAATAAGATGCAAAGTTTAGAACCTAACAAAGATTTTTTTTAAAATTATTCTTGTTGATAATCAAACAGTTAGCAAAAATAAGTGTTAAATGTTTTAAATTTATTTTGAAAATTAAAAAAGAGTTTGTAATTTTACACCATCAAAACAAATAAAATGACAACTTTAAACGAAGCAATCACAGACGCAAAGAAAGTAATGACAGCAAATAATTTAACTTTTGCTACAATTTGGAAAACTGGAAAATCTTATGGTTTCAATTTTGAAAAACAAGCAGTAGGATTTACTAAAAAAGAGTACGGAGTAAAGAGAACAGTAGTAGCAACAGTATTTTCCGACCTAAAATGTACCAACAACTAGCAATTAAATATTATTCAAATCATAAAGACTTACACAAAGCAATTGCAGCAGGTAAGGCAATTGATAACGCTTTGAGATTAGACTACTCAAAGTCCGGTGTTACTAACTGCCACTTTATGATGTCTAATTACTTGAAGTACTTTGATTATGACAAACTAAAACAATTACAGAAATGAGCGAGCAAGAATTAAACAAATTTTTAAAAGTTGGTGATAAGTTATACAGCAAACACAATCACCGCTGGTCAGATGAAATTACCTACAAATTTAGTACAGTTGA